ATCTGAGACTTCCCTTGACTTCATGTATCTCAATTTCCCCATTCGCCAGCATTACGATAAAATCAGGATTATAACGGGTATCATCAGCCAGCTTGAAAGTGACGCTCTCAAAACGATACCACGCAATAAGCCCTGCATGCTTCATAGACTCAAGCCTGTCTGAATACCGTTTTTCTGTCTTGTTTAACGCGCCAGGTTTCATCCTGCCCAGGCCAAAAAGCGCACGTTTGCCACAATTGAAACCTTTAACCATCATTTTCACCTCATTTAGCTTTTAAAGCGTTTGTAATCGTTTTTAAGCGTACCATACCCTTAACCCTCACCTTCATACTCGTAAAACCATTTGCTTTTATCCTGGCTGATCCTGCTTTGACGGCATGCCGTTTTCCTCTCGACTCCAAAACCCTTTTACAACACAAATAAAAACATGGATTTTCCGGCCTGGTAAAAATCACCGTCGATGGAGCTTGCCCGGAAATGTGACCATCGCCTAAACTTGACGCTGATAAAATGAGCGCCAGAATGACTACGGCCCGAATCAATACGGCTCCCTCGGGCAATACTCTTGCAAGCACTCGGAATTGATACACCGGCAAACGCCCATATGAAACCCTGATGACGGCTTACACTTGCATTTCGATGCCATGTTTAGCCATCTCCTGACTGCCTTGTCTTGTTCGGTTTCTCTCGGCTTCCATTCCTTCAAGACTTCTGGGTATTGATTCTCCATTGGTATCATTTGAATTCCATCCTCCTGATTCGTTTGATCTGATTACCAAGTTCTTTGATTTTTTTAATGCGCTGTTTTTCGGCGTTGTTGATTGCAGGTTTAAGGTGTTTAAACCACGACCTGTCCGGGAACCATTCAGGCGGGTTCGCCTCATCGCCTATGGCAATCCACGCCCCGAGCGGATGAACCGTCTCATAATCAAGATACCCACGCCTAATACCATACGTTGTTGCGTCATGCGTAACGTAACATTGCATCATTTCGTTTTCCCTCTCTCAATCTCCACCATCAACGCCGATTCCCGGCGCCGGAGAGCGGTATCTCGCATTTCCCAATTCGGGTCAGTCGGTTTTTGGTCATTGACCTTGATCTGCCCACGGATGATTTCCAATCGCTCGGCCAATGACGGTTCGCGGAATGATCGATTCGGGCGCGGAACATACCGCACTTGATCTTCTTTCATAGGGTTTCCTTTCAGCAGGGAATCTCCGCTTTTTCGATCTTGCCAATTAGTTGCTTTACGGAATGATAAACGCCACCAGCAGGAACAATAACACGCATCCCGTATTCATTTTCTTTGATGCAATCCAAAATGAACCCCAAGGTTTCACGAACCTCATCATATGGATAATCTGGTTTTTGTTCGGTCATGGTTCCTCCATTTTCATGATTTTTTCAAGATCCTCTTTCGCCTTTTCGAGCGCATAGGCTTTAACATCAACGTGACTTTGGCCATGGCGCATCAAAAAATCGTGCGCGTCTTTCCAAGAATGTCCTGAATCAGCGGCGTCCACCCTGTCAGCGTAGTGAACGTGAGAATGATTCTGCCGTGGTAGTCGATTGTACGGTATTGCAGCGTCTCAAACATTTTCTGCGGGCACTCCTCATCGCACCAAATCAAATGCGCTTTATACCCTTCGATTACTTGGGCGTCCTGCTGGTACTGGCGGTAGTTTCCGAAAAACATCTGGCTTCCCTTTCGATAGCCGGGGAGCGGCGGAAGAATGCAAACGTCCTTTGTGAATCCGTTGTGCTGGCTGTACTGGATCGTATGATTTTGGCCCTTCTTGGTGTGTAGCGCCTTGATGGAATGGGGGAGCGATTCATAGATTAGCGCGTGCTGATCTTGGATGCTTCGGTCTTCGTTTACGTGGTACAATCGAACCTCTGCCTCTGGAATGGTCGCCGCCGTCCAAAGGGAAAGCCGCGCTGCAAGCGTGCTCTTGGTCGAACGGTTGCCTCCAAGGATCACGATGTTTTTGTATCGCTTCCAATTCTTCTGAACCAAATCCCACATCGGAAGGGACCACCCTTGCCCAACTGGATTAGCTATCGCCCCCGCCTCCGTCTCTTTTCGGATGCGGATATATCGGGCGAGGCGTTCGGTGTCCCAGCCTTCAACTTGGGCTCGGGTCAGGACCGGCCTCCAAGGAATCCCGAAATCTGGCTGTACTTGGTCAGCGAATGTAACTTTTGCCATCTATCGCAGAATTAGCAGTTCTACTAGGTAACACGCAAGACTGTTTAGAAGTTGCGGTAGTTTTACCGCAGGGTTTTACCCCATGGCGGTGAAACTAATTTCCCTCTCCGAGCACAACGCGCAGATTGCGGCCAGCGTGCCCGATCCGTTCCTAGATGCTCCGAGGAAAAACGGGGTGGCGTGTCCAAAATGCGGGGCCGAGCTGTTCGACACCCACCCCAACCTGATTTTAAGCTCAATGCCACCTAAGAAGCACGTTCATTGTGTAAAGTGCCCGTGGCGGGGGGAGAGACTTGCATGAAAAACTGGATTATAAAACTATTGGGCGGATATACCAAAAAAGAGGCCAATCCCTTTTTGGGGGAAAACGGGAGAGGGAAAGCCAGGCCCCGCCCAACGCGGTTCCAAGAAGGGAATCAAGGACTACGTGGACATCATGAAGGACAAGGAAAAGGACGACGTGATTTTCGAGCGGTTCATCGACCCACGGGCTGGCGCGTCCGAAAAGCAGGCCGAGGAAGGAGCCACGAATATCATGATGGACCTCGAAAAGCAGGACATCACCACAATCCCCGCTTCCGGTGTGGACATTGAAAACGGCATTCAACTCCTAAACAACCTCCTCAGCTATGACGACAGTAAGCCAATCGACAGCCTCAATGCCCCAAAAATGTACGTCTCGGATAGGTGCCAAAACTTTATCTACGCTATGTGCGAGTACACTGGCCAAGGGGGGCGCACGGAAGCGAGCAAAGACCCCATCGACGCGGCCCGCTACATCGCCGTAATGAATCCAGAGTTCATCGAGGCTCCCAAGTTGACCGACAAGATGGCGTATGGCACAACCGGCTCTTACTAAAATGGAATTCTCCAACATCACCGAAAAAACCGAGCAGGTTCTTGCCTGTGTTCCCGATGAAGTGGCCGCTTCCGTTGAAGCGCTTTTGGCCGAACTGAAATCCAAGTATCCGGGGAACTGGGCATTTCAGGCCACGCACAAAATCCATGATCGGTGCGTCCACCATCGTTTCCGCCGCAGCATTCTCCCTTTACAAGCAGTATAAGCGCGGCTAATCGGATGGACACTAAACCGTGTCCTCCTTTCCCGATTCCACCTCAGTTTTACCTAAGGCCGATTTACAGTTGGCCCCCGTAGGCGAATCGGGGCCGAACTTCTCGCAACTGAAGGAGTCGTTTCAGTCGTGTGTAACGAACAACAACCCGTACACGGTCCAATGTGCCCAAAACTACGCCTCCCGCTACGCCATATGGTCGGGACAGTCGGCAGACGGTAAAAAGCACGCCAGAGGGGCGAATGGCCAGATTGACGCCGTTCCTTGGGATGGGGCCTCCGATCTTCGGGTTTACCTCATCGACAACCTGATTAACGACAAGGTTGCGATGATGCTGGAGGCGGTGAATAAGGCTTCCTTGGTGGCGCAGCCGGTGGAAGGAAATGACATCAAGCGGGCGAAACAGGTTTCCACTTTCATGAAGTGGCTCATCAAAACCCAGATGCCGGATTTTGAGCGGGAAATGGAGTTGGGCATCCAGTATTTGCAGGAGAAGGGTGCGTTTATCATGGGGCAGTTTTGGGAGACGAGTCAGGAGAAGGTTTTGACGACCATTCGCCTCTCCGACCTTCAAGGGCAGTTCCAGGATGTGGATTTTCAGCAACTCTTAGAATCGGGTGACGCCGACGACTACCTTAAGTCACTCTTCGAGGAAATATTTGGGGTTGGTCGCGGTAAGGCGGGGAAGATGCTGAACGAGCTTTACCGGAACGGGATTACGACGGTTGCGGTGGTCGGGCGCGAAAAGAGCTATCCGGTGATGCGGGCGCTCAGTCTGGACACCGACTGTTTCATCCCGCCCGACACGACCGACATTGAGGCGTCCACGGAAATCCACTTGGTAAAATATTACACCCCGGAAAAGCTCCGTTCCCTCGTCAATACGGACGGCTGGGACAAGAATTGGGTGGAGAACGCGATTGCCACGATGAAGGGCAAGATGCTTTCGGTGACCCCGGTTGAGTACATGCAACCCATGTCTCGGTCGTTCGTTTACACCCAACAGAGGTTCACGAACAAAATCGGCGTGGTCTGGACCTATCAGCGGTTGAGCGATGAGGACGGGGTTCCCGGGGTTTACCTGACGGTTTTCAGTCCTGACCTGCCCCCCTCCCAAGGTGGAGTAGCGAGCGACGGAACGAAGTACGGCCCGCACAAGGGCTATGCGAAGTCCGGACTCTACGGAGACACTGACGGACGTTACCCGTTTATCCTCTATCGGCGCGAGTACCTGAGCCGGAAGCTGCATGACTCCCGTGGCCTGCCAGAGCCCCTGAAACCCCTTCAAGATACGATCAAGGCCCACAAGGACGCCCGCATTGACACGGCATCCTACAACATCATGCCGACGATCTTCTACCCGATTGGCAGGCCGATCCTGAAATGGGGTGCGGGTGCGCGGGTGCCGGAGCGCAGGGCGAATGAATACCACTACGGCGAGCCGATTCCGTTCGACCAGACAACGGAGGAATCCCTTAAAACCCTCACTAACGACGCGAGGGATTACGCCGGTTTTGCCCCATCTGACTCTGACGAACCGATCAACCCCACGAAGAACCAGGCGGAGATTAACAAGCTGTTTGGCTCTCTCGCCGCATCCCTTCACCAGATTTGGAATCTATTCAAGAAGTACGGTAACGAGGTGACTTATTATCGGGTGGTTGGGGTGCAGTCTGAGGAAGCGACCCGCTTTGAAAGAGGACCGGAGGATGAGGACTTTTTCTTTGAGTTCCGCTACAACCTCCGTGACGCCGACTCCGAGTATTCCATGGAGAAGATTAAAACGATGATGGAAATGGCCGCTGCGATGGACCGTACTGGTGCTGTGGACTGGACTGAATTCCTCCAGGTGGCGCTTGAGGCGCAAGACCCGTCTATTGCTGCCCGCGTCCTCCGTCCCGCTGAGGTTGGGGCGCAAATGGTGGTCAATGACGTGCAGGACGACCTCACGAAACTTTGGGCGGGTATCTCGGTAAACGTCGCCCCGAACACCCCTCCGCAAATCGCCCTACAGACTATCGAAAATTGGGCGCAGTCTCCTGACGTAGTGGCCCGTTATCAGTCTGACGAAGCGTTTAAGGAGCGTGTGGACGCCTATACCCAGCAGGTCCAACAGCTCTCCAACCAACAGCAGAACGCCCAGATCGGTCGCCTTGGTGCCGTGATGCCCACCCCTGTAATCAATGGCTCGTAATTTATGGCAATAGCAACAACCACCTGCGACAGCGTTCCTCTTGAGAAAGAGGTGGACGCTGCAATTAAATCACTCGTTGGAGATAGAATGCGGCTCGGGTTTTATGAACGGCAAGACCTAGAGCTTTTAATCGAAGCCGCAAAAGCCATTGAAATCATCAATGCCTATAACAACCAATCAATGCATATAACAACCGACCGAGAGTTACTTTCCATTAAAAATGGCTCGTAAGTCTAGAGAGCAGATTTTGCAGGAGAAACTGGAAGCCTCCATGCTTCCCCTCTGCGCCTCCCCAGAGTTTGAAACCTTTATTGAGGTGGTCCGGCTGGCCAAGGATGAAGCGGTGCGCCTCTCAATCGACTTTGAAGGGATCAAGAGCGAGCGCGGCTCCCTAGTCTTGAAGGGGGAGGTTCGTTGTTACCTTAACATTTTGGACATCTACGAAGCGCAGCGGGAGCAGATTGAGGCCCAAGCTCGCGCCTACCAAGAGCAGCAGGGTTCGGCTAGTCAGTAAACGATTTAGCCATTACGGGGTTTTCTCGTTTCGCGTTTAAGCTTTTTGATAACCTCGGCAGCAACTAAGGCGCGTCCCTCGCCGTAAGAGAAAAACGCTTTAGTTTCAGATTCTATAACCGCCCGCAGTTCACGGGCAATAGTTTCATCCATGATAGCCTGAATGTTTTCTGGTGTGCAAATTTTGGATAGGGATTCACGAACCATCGCGTCTTGCTTGAGTTGGAAATCCGTAAATGCCATGGCGATTTGTTCGCGCATATTTGAAAGCTCCAGCTTGATAATCGGAATGTTCATGGGGCATAACGATGCCACGCCCTCAATTGGGTTCCACGCTAACAAACGGGGATTGACACATAGTAGGTGTTCTAATCATAAGCATTTCACTGAGCTTATCATTAGCTCTGCTTAAGTCCTTCTTGGGGACAAAAAATAACCATGTCGCTAGAAACAGTCCAATCGGCTCCTGAACAGCCCGCGCATGTAGCGCAAACGAGTTCTGAGGTAAAGAGTCCCGGCCAGATGGGTATGAGTGATTTTGCGAGGATGTTGGCGGCTAAACAAGTCGCTCCCGCCGCGCCGAACGCCGCCCCGGCCAAAGCTGAGGTTAAAACCGAAGCAGTAACGGAGGAAGCCAAGAAAGCTCCTGCCCCTGAGGTAACGACTGTGGAAGCAACGGAACCGGCGCAAGCCGAACCCGAGTCCCCCACGGAAGAAACCGAAGAAGTTCTTTCACCCGAGGCCCATCCCCTCGACCCAAAGCTACAGGAAAAGATCAACCGACGCATCGGCAAGGAAGTTGGCAAGACCAAGAAAGCCATTGAGCGAGCCGCAGCCGCAGAGGCGCGAGCCGCCCAGCTAGAGGCCCAACTGGCAAACCGACCGGAACCCGAGGAAAAAGAAGTCCACGTTCCGGTCCCGACCAACGTCCCGCTCGCTGAAATCACCAGCCTCGATGCTCTGAACCAGTACCGGGAAAATCTCGAAAACGACATAGTAGAGGCAGAAATGCTTCTCTATTCTGACTTCCCGCCTGAGGGGAAACAGACCAAGTGGGGCCAGATTACGAAGGAGTCTCTTATTGCCGCGCTCACGCAGGCCAAGAAAGACGCCAGAACCGCAATCCCCGCCCGCGAGAAGTTCCTAACGACCAGAACCCAGGTTGCGCAGACGGCCCATGAGAAGTTCCCATTTCTCAAAGACCCCTCCCACCCCGGTTATCAGTTGGCGAAACAGGCCCTACGGGACAACCCCGTACTCCGAGCCTACCCCAACACTGATTATCTGGTCGGGATGCTGGTAAAGGGCCAACTGGCGATGCAGGCCGAAGAAGCAGCGGCAAAGACGGAGGCGAAACCCGCTACCAAGCCGAAGCCGAAACCGACCGCCGGCCAGTCTGAGATTCTTTCCGATGCGAGTATCACGCGAGCCCCCACGGGTTTGATGAATGCTCAGGCTTTGCAGGCCGAGAGGACGAACGCCACGGGTGGCAAAAAGAGCTTAAACGGCAAGGACTTTGCGAAGCTCCTCATAGCTAACCAACGATTCCGAAACTCTCAATAACATGGCTATTGCAACAACTTACAATACGGCAGGTGATCGTGAAGACCTCACGAACGCGCTGACGATTCTGACCCCGGAGGACTGCCCGAAAATCTCGACGTTCTCCAAGTCCACCGACGCATTTAATATGCTTCACGAGTGGCAGATGGACACCCTTCTCCCCGTCTCTTTCCCGGGCGTGGTTGAAGGTGCTGACGTTTCCAGCTTCACCGATCAGGTCGCCCAGCGCGCCCGCGTTGGTAACCGCCAGCAGCTCTTTAGCCGCACTTGGGCCGTTTCCCGGTCCCAGTTGGCGTCTGATCCTGCCGGTGTGACCAACGAAATGGCCAACTCCAAGACGAAGGCCATGCGCGAAATGAAGCGCGATCAGGAGGCCATGATTGGCTCTGATAACGATCTTCAGGTTGGCACGGGTCTGGTTCCCTCGAAGTGCCGCGCTCTCGGTAAGTGGATTTCCACTTCGCCGGGTTCTGACGTTCCTTCGATCTACACGACCCCGACCGGTTCGATTTCCACGGCCACCTCTGGTGCCCTGACGGAATCGGGCTTCAATGACGTTTACCAGTCGATCTTCCAACAGGTCGGCGGGCGTCGTAACTACACCCAGTACACCGGCCCGACCCTCAAGCGCACGATTTCCAAGTTCCAGCGCAACGGTTCCGGCACCACGGCGACTCAGGTGTACCTCGTCAATCAGGACGCCACCCAGCACCAGATTGACCTTAACGTGACGATCTACCACGGCGATTTCCACGACGTGACGCTGATCCCCGATATGTTCAACGGTCTGGTGGACGGGGCCAATCCCGGCGTCGTTACCGCCCAGCAGCAGAATCGCGGCTACGTCATCGACCCGGACCTTGTGGGTATCTCCTACATGTACGGTGTGGAGTCGCAAGACCTCCCCGATTTCGGCGGTGGTCCCAACGGTTACCTCCGTTGCTCGCTCACGCTGGAAGTCAAAAACCCGCTCGGTCTCGGCAAGTTCGCCGGTGCCAGCTAACCCAAGGAGACAACTACCATGGCTTCCTACGCTACAACCCTCGCGGCGACTTACATTTCCCCCCTCAATGACGTTGAACGTCTGCAAGGTTGGAATACCAAGTTCGTCATTCCGTACACCTACGTTGCCCAGGCTTCGGCCACCACGGCGACCGACGTTGTTACCGTTACGCTCGGCAGCACGCCCGCCAAATGGATGGTGGACAAGGCGCGTGCTATCATCACCACCGCCCTCCCGGGCACCGGCACGCAGACGCTGACCTTGCAGGTTGGTTCCACCTCGTCTGTGGCGGCGTTCATCTCGGCCCAGTCCGTGCTGACCGCTGGCGCTCTTGGGCAGGTTTCCACGATTGACCAACTGACGAATGCCACTGGCACGTCTGCTGTCTCCCTCGTGGCGACCTTCACCAATGCCGCCGCCGCGTCCCCGTCTGCCATCACGGCGGGTTCTATCACGATCCTGCTTAATGTGCAGGATCAGGCGGACAATACGTTCCAGCCGAACGTTCCGGCCTAAAACTGTTGGAATGAGATAAACGGCGGGGCGTGGACCTAAAACCCTGCGCCTCGCCGTTCACTTTTTATGGATGCCATCAAAGAAACCCTGCTGAAACAGGAACCGTCTGCCCTTGCGGCGGAAATCACCGATGCGGTTAGGGCCAATCTCCCGAGGGAGAAAATGGTTGCTGAAAGGCAGATGCAGCAGACGGTGGAGGACGTTAAGAACGGCCTTACGCCGACCTCAGGGGATGGCAGAGGGCAGGCCATGGCGTCGATTCCCCCGATCATCTATATGCGCTGGCAACTGGAGTATCCGGGGTGCTGGCAGGATAAGGGTTTCGTTGAGGAGTTCCTTTTCGATAACCCGCAATGCTGCCTGCCGGGGTACAAGCCCCGTCCGAAACGGATGACGTTCAACATGCACCGGGGAAATATGAAAATGGGTAACCCAGGTGGGGATATTTATGTGGAGCGCCGCGCCAAGGTAAACGCTGCAATCCAAGCCATCCTACAAGGAAGCTAATGGCCAACGTGAAGTACAAGACCTATAGCCAATTTCTCGACACGCTCGGGGGGCTTATCAATTGGTCGAGTTATACTGCGCTCCCTACCACGCAACAGCTCGGTATTCAGAACTATTTCAACAACAATGCCGGAGATGGCTGGATTGAGTCGGACTGGTTGGCGGTGTGTCCGGTTGGGGAGGCGCGTTTCGCCGGCAATCAAGGGCAGTACCCAAACGACCTCTCGGTAACGACCTACTGGACCTCAACGGCAGTCACCCCGACGAAGAATTCGATTGCCAACCCGGCAGACGGTCGGGTGACGGCAACGAGGCTCCTAGAAACCACCGCCAACAGCGGCCACGACGCTCTACAGACGATTTCTTTCATTCCGGGGGCCAGCTATCAGCTTACCTGCTACGCTCGTCCTATAGGCGTCGATGAATTCCTCCCCTAACTGGTCGTTCGGGATTAGGAGGGCGGTTGGGGCCGCATAGGTTGTTTGCGTGAGGACGTTCCCCCAAGTGTAGATGCCTTTG